GAGCAGACTAACTAAGAGTGTATCTTAAAAAGACCTTAAATCTAGGTGCAACAGGGGCCTGCTGTATAGCCGAGAACCAAAAGAGATTTAAGTAGAAACGAATTCCAAAGGATGTAATAACAAAAAGCTGGAATAAAGCGATTTGCATAAAATTTTTATTTTGTTTTTAAATTTGCGAGTTTAAAATGACATTTCGGTCATACGTTGATTAGACGTTAATAGAAAAGAATCACATGAAAAACCGGAGAAAAATAAGAAGAAATATTGTACTAACTACAAGAAAATTTTAAAAAAGCAGTTATGGGGGACCGATAGGAGCTGGTAAATAACCATACGGTCGGGTGGTATAGGGTGTGGTGGTACCGTTGAGAATAGTAACCATAAGATCGGATTGGGTTGGTGGAACACCTCTGAACATGCCGAATCTAAAAGTGTCAGCGCCATTCATATGGATCGAAACAATAGCATTAGGGTTGTCAGGGCCAGTGCCGCCTGCACCATAAATGGAATCAGTCATGACAGGTTGAACCATTAGTAGGTAGCCATAGGCGGGCATAGTGGAAGCAAGGTTCATAAGGGAGTTGGCCTGAGAAAGACCAGAATTGTTGTAAATTTTTGTGCATCTGGTTTCAACGGTATAAGGGATCTCAATTTCAACTGAAGGAGCAGCTTTGGTGGCCATAGCGCTAGCCAAGCCAGGACCAGCACGTGTGTGCCCATAACTAGATTTATTCCATGAAACGTCAAAATCGGAAGGAGCAACAGTATCGTGATTGATCACACGGTCAGGAACAGTCTGATACGGACTATAAGTGAAATTGGAATTGATTTTGGGCGAGCGTGTAGTAATAGCGAAAGATTCAGCAATAGTGGCCATTTGTGCAATTAAAAAAGTTGGATCAAAGCAATCGAGAGGCACAGTTTGCGATGCTGCCGAACAAGCAAAAGTAGCAACATTGAGAACAGCAGTGGGAGGAACATGGATGAAATAAACAGGTGGTGCAGAACCGGTGGAATTGACAAAATTAACATATAGCTTCATACGCACATCACCACAATATGCTGCAAAGCAAGAACCAATACGATTAAATACTGGAAGCGAAAGGAGCATTTTGTCAATACTGACAAAAGAATAACCGTAAGGAACAAGACCAGTGGTGGAGTTAGCCTTCCAACCGTTAGTGTTGGTCAAAGTTAAAGCCTGGTAAATGGGAACATGCGCAGCAAAATAAGTTCGCTTAAGACAATCACGAAGAGTGCGAATACGCTCTGGAAGAATGGAGGGGGGCTCACTACAAGTGGCAGCAGAGCCAACACCAGATTGAGGAACAGGGACGTCGGAAGAAAAACGAGGCGTATGAAACTCGAAATTGTCACCAGCACGAACGGTAACATTGACGTCAATGGTAGTGGCAATGCCAGCGGAAGTAACAAGAGGATTAAGGACTGTAACAAAAAAAATACCAATGGCTCCAGATTTATAAGGATAAACGTATCCAGCACCGGTTGTACGAGCAAAAATGCCGGAACCATGGCAAGGATCGTTGGTAACAGGGCACCACGGAGTATAATGTTGATAAGGAATGCGTATTTCGTAGCATTGATTAGTCTTGTTGACTTCAATGACTTTACCATAGTAGGTGGTAGGATCAATGTTCCCAACAGCGAAATTTGGAACATCGTTGACGTTATAAGCATATCCGGCAAAAAGCTTGGCAGTATGATGTTGCGAGCCAACTACCTCAATGCAAAAAACAATATCGCCACGCCAATAAGAAAACAAATTGGCGAAGTAGCTAAGAGTAGTGGAATTGTTTGTAGTAACAACTCCCGGTGCTTGATATCTGTAACCGACAGTAGGAGAAATAGGCAACTTGTATAAAATGGTGCCAAATGTGGAAGTTGTGGAAATGGTAAAAGGTGTAAGCATGGATGGAATGGTGATGAGATTAGAAAGAAGCATCTCGTCAACGTTGGTCTCAAAAGATGAATAGCGACAAATAGTCATTGTCTCAGGATACATGGACATACGTTCAGTGGGAACGACGCCCTTACACGAAGAAAGTGAAGAAAAATTGC